AAACCACAATAAATGATGCTAATGGTAATCCTGAACTCATCATAAGTGATGTAAACACTAGCAATTCTAACGTATATCAAAATGCAGTAGAGCCAGACGATTATTTTGGATGGAAGTATAGTTATAATGAAACTGATGGATGGATAGCCATAGAAGGTTGGATTGATCCTCGCATAGAACTAGAAGATGAAAACCTAGAGGGTTAATAAATGTTTGGCTTTACATCATTTAGTGAGTTACCTCTTAGTGATGTGAGCTCAGGGATAGCTGTTGAGGTTATTCCTAACACCGGGGCAATTTTACTTACCGGTCATGCGCCTATTACTGCTGCTGGTATAACTATTGATCCAATTACTGGCTCAATGGCTATTACAGGTCACGCTCCTACAGTAGAAGTGGGCCACGAAATATTACCAAGTCAAGGAACGATTGTTTTAAGCGGCTTAGAAGTTACGACTGATGCTGGAGTTAATATATACCCGGCAACTGGAAGCTTAAACATAACAACTTATGCTCCAAGCTTAGGTACAGGACACTTAATAGAGCCAATAAGTGGTTCAATTAGTATTACAGGTCTTACACCGAATGTTATTGAAGGAGACCAAATATTAGCTGGTGCAGGAGCTTTAACTCTTAGCGGCCAGACACCAACACTTAATCATGGGCTTGATGTAATTCCATCAGCCGGTTTATTAAGCATTACAGGCTTTCAACCAACTGTTTTAACAGGGCATGGAATATATCCAACTGCTGGAAGCTTAAACATAACAACTTATGCTCCTAGTGAGATAATAGGTTCAGAAATTTCTCCAAATACTGGAGCAATAACAATCTCAGGCCAACAGCCTGAGTTTACTAACTCTACAATAGTAGATGCAGGGACGGGGTCATTAAATATGACCTCATACACTCCTGAAGTGACGGCTGGTCAAGAAATTCTGCCCAGCACTCAAAGTTTAGCTTTAACTGGCTATCAACCAACTATTGAAGTTGGCAATTTTATAAGCCCCGGAACAGGTAATATTAATGTTACTGGGTTACAACCACAATTTACAGAAGACGAGTATGTACAACCTAGTACAGGTGGCATCTCAATTACAGGTTACGCTCCAACAGTTAATGAAGGAGATGTTATTAATCCCCAGACAGGTGCTTTAGCTCTACAAGGCTTTGCACCTACGGTAGATATCTCTGTTGATATTTTGCCGGATAAAGGTGCATTATCTATTACAGGTTTTGCACCTACCGTTATGACAGCAGGAAATGGCGGCGCTACGATATATCCTAGAGATAATCGAACTATAAACGCCCAAATATAAATAAAAAAATTTTAGGAGACTATCATGGCAGCAGGAAGCTATCAAATATACAACAACGCAAAATTACTAATCGCAGACAATGGCATAGACTTAGATGGAGACACATTTATTGCCTTAATGACTACTAATTCTTTTACACCTTCAGTAAGTGGTCAAACTACACTTTCTCAAGTTACGAATGAGCTAACAGATACTGATTATACTAGACAGACCTTAACTTCTGTAACTGTGACTGAATCAGGCGGCACAGTAAAAATAGACAGCGCAAATATTGTCTTTGGTACAAATGTAACAATTCAAAATGCTAAATGGCTTGTCATTTTTGATGACACGGCCACGGGTGATCCGCTTTTAACTTATTTTGATTTGGATACTTCAAGCGCTACAGGAGTTAGTTCAACAAACTCACAGTTCCAAATCACTCAGAACGCAAACGGAATTTTCACAATAGCATAATGGTGAGATATCCTTATGCGGTAGCAAAAAACACCTTTGATGCAACTAAAGCTCCGGGTGAGCTGCTGCCTTACAATATTAACTGGTCTGACATGCTTGCAAGTGGCGAGAGCATAAACACTAGTGCGTGGACTGTTAGCAATAGCGATATGACGTTAAGTTCCCCCTCTATTAGTGGTCTTGAAACCACTACAAAGGCGGCTGGAGGAAAAAGTGGTTATAATTATATATTAACCAACACAATTACAACCTCCAACACAAACACTTGCGTCAGACGTTTTAATATAGAGGTTAAACAAAAATGACGGATCTAAACTCTACAGCGATAAGAGTCGAACCTGTATTGGTGGCTGCTGGAACAACTTGGAAGTGGAACAGGGCATATAGTAAATATTCTAACGCCACTTTCTCTTTAATTTACTATTTTAGAGAGGTTAGGGGTTTATATTCCTTTGATGTGACCGCAGGTGCTGATCCTGATGGATCAGGTTTCATTGTTTCAGTGCCAAAAGCTACAACAGAACAAGTAACACCGGGAATTTACGCCGGAAGAGGTTATGTAGAGGACGCCGTAGACAGATACTTGGTTTATGACAATCAAATTGAAGTCATGGCTGATTTTAAATTAGTTTCGGAAGGTGAAGACCTTAGGTCTCATAATTCTAAAGTTTTGGAACAAATTAAATCACTTTTAGAGAATAAATTCGTAGACGACTCTCAGAGTTATTCTATTGCGGGAAGGAGCTTAACGAAAATGGCCCCGACCGAACTCTATACTCATAAATTATACTATGAGCAGCAAGTAATCGCCGAAAATAGACGAGCCCGGGCTAAACAAAATTTGCCCACGGGACAAACTATCTACGGCACATTTAATAATGGCATTTAAGGACAAATAATGGCTTTTTGGGATAGATTTAAAAAACAAAAACGACCTACAGGACGCAGAAACTTTACTGCGGCTGGCTTTGGACGACTTTTTAATGATTGGAATGCCTCTAATTCTTCTCCAGACCAGGAGTTAGAGAATAATTTAAAGGTGTTAAGGGATAGATCACGTGACCTTGAAAGAAATAATCCAATTATTCAAAGATACTTACAGCTCGCAAAGCAAGGTGTTGTTGGCCCAAACCAAGGTTTTAAAATAAAAGTTAGGTCAAGAGACTCTGACGGTAAACTAGATTCACAGGCTAATGATTTAATTGAGCGAGAATGGTATAATTTTTGCAGAAGCCCGGAAGCCTCTGGTCTATACACGATGCACGATATTTACCAAATGATTATCGTTGGCTTGTTAAGAGATGGAGAGGTACTAACGCAATTTTATAGAGATCCGAATGGATTTAAACTTTCTTTTCTTGAGCCTGATTTTTTAGATTCACAGCTTAACAAACAAATGCCAGACAATCGACAAATTAGGATGGGTGTAGAAATAGAAAATTTCACATTAAAGCCTATTGCATATCATTTAGTGCAAAATCCTTATAACGCCTCAGCTGTTGATACTAACTTAATAAGTCGTAAAAGAGTGGACGCAGATGACATGCTTCACTTGTATGTTAGCGAAAGATTTGGTCAGACTAGAGGTTATCCAAGAATTGCCAATGTAATGACCTCCATTAAATGGCTGCAGGACTTCCGATATAGCGAACTTATAGCATCTAAAAGCGCCGCCTCTAAAATGGCTTTTCTTAAGACTGAGACTGGCGATGGATATGGCGATGGATATTTGGATGGTGATGAAGGATATATGCCTACAATGGATTTCTCCCCCGGTACGATTGAGATGTTACCCAAGGGATACGACATAGAATTTATGGATAACAGACACCCAAATACTAATCTTGATCAATATGATAAGGCGATGCTTAGAACAATCGCATCGGGCCTTGGTGTAAGTTATAGCAGTCTCAGCAATGACCTTTCTGGTACATCTTACTCGTCGGCACGAGTCGGAATGTTGGACGAGAGAGACTTTTATAAGCAGCAACAAACAAAGATAATAGAAGGGTTTTGCAAGCCTACATATAAAGAATGGTTAAAACACAGCCTAACGATTGGGTCTCTTTCTTTTCCCAATGGTGCGCTCTCCATTGAATCTTATGACAAATTTGCTAATGCAGTGGATTTTATTCCAAGAGGTTATTCTTGGGTGGATCCACAAAAAGAAATAACAGCATCAACTATGGCCCTAAATAACGGTCTTATGACGCTGCAGGATGTTTTAAATCAATACGGAAAAGAGGTCTCCACTCACTTTAGCGAATTGGATGCAGAGCGAGAGTTAGCAGACCGATTTGATATTGAGCTTGCCTTTCAACCGTTTGGCAATGCTTACAATCCGCAAGACGGAACTGTTTTTGACCAAAGAGGCGAAAACGATGACAATTTAACCAATAATGGGGATGAAAATGAAAAAGATTAAAAATAAACGTCATATTGAAGAAGTAATCGAGACTGATGATGCTTACACAATTAAGTTTGCAAAATATGATTATTCAAATGATGAAGTGGTCGAGGATACAGTTGATGAAGCGATCGAAGAAATTGAAGTTGAAAGTGAACAGGAGGATCAAGATGAAAGAATATTAAAAGATCCAACTGCAAGCAAAGAAAAAACAAAAGCAAGAGCATATTTCCCGCTTGAATTAAGGGCGGAAGGATATGAAGAAGAGGGTGAGGAAGATAGAATGTTTACATTTTCTATTAGCAGTGAATCACCAGTAGAAAGAGAATTCGGTTTAGAGGTGTTAGGTCACCGCCAGACAGATAATGTTAGGTTAGACCGATTAAATAATGGAGCACCTCTATTACTAAATCACGATGCAAATTCCCTTGTGGGAGTTGTGGAGAGCGCATCTTTAGACATAAGTCAGGGCAGACTTATGGCAACAGTTCGACTTGGTAGGTCTGAACTGGCTAGAGAAACATATCGAGATATACAGGATGGAATAAGAAGAAATATATCCATCGGGTATCAAATTAACCAAATGGAACGTCAACAAGATAGCGACATCGTAAGAGTTACGGACTGGGAGGCTTTTGAAATTTCAATCGTCAGTATACCAGCCGACAATTCAATCGGTATCGGTAGAAACTTGGGGCGGTCTCAATCATTAATAGAACAGACAAATACGGAGAGTAAAATGTCAGACATTAAAAACGCAGAAATAAAAGCTCCTGCTGTGGATCTAGGATTCTCAGAAGCAGAAGTAAAAACAAGACTAAATGAAGAAATGAAGGAACGAAACAAAGAAGTGAGTGAAATCTTAAATCTTGGTGCAGCTCATAATCGTTCCGACTTAGCAAAAGAAAGTATTAACTCAGGTGAAAGACTTGATGTGTTTAGAGGAAAGCTTCTAACAGAAATAGAGAATAAACCTCTGGAAAATACTGAGATCGGATTAACTCAGAAAGAGACTCGTAAGTTTAGCATTATGAAGGCAGTGAGAGCTCTTTCTAATCCTACAGACAGAAGAGCTCAAGAAGAGGCATCTTTTGAGTTTGAGGCGAGTAGAGCTTATGGCGAAAAAATGGGTAAAACTTCAGAAGGTATTTTTGTGCCGTCTGAAATACAAAACCAATGGTCAACACAAGAAAGGGTTATTAATACAACAACAGGCCTTCCTTTAGTTTACTCAGAGCTGCAATATAATAATTTAATTGAAGCTTTAACACCTTGGTCAACAGTATTAGCCGCTGGCCCGACAACGCTTCAAAACCTACAAGGCAATGTGAGCATCCCTCGCATCACTGCCCTTCAGACTGCGGCTTTTGTTGCAGAAGGGGCTAATGTTGCTGATCAAACTGAGACTTTAGACTCAGTCACATTGAGCCAAAAGACTCTGGGGGCCTCAACATTGATTACAAGATCGATGATGATGAATTCGGACAATTTCAGTGTTGAAAGCATGGTTAGAAACAATCTTGCACAAGCAATCTCGATTGGTTTTGATAATGCTGCTCTAAATGGAACTGGTGTTGCGCCAAATCCTAGAGGCATAATTAATACAGTTGGAATTGGGGCGCAAGCGTTTGCCGCTGCAGGAGTTCCTACATGGGCAGAGATCCTAAATATCGAGGCGACTATCTACGCTGCTAATTCATACTTAGGCCCAAACACTAAGCTTATAACTACAGGCGCAGTTCAAGGAAGTATGAAAGGAACACCAAAAGTTGCGGGTGCAGGAGCTAGTTCTTTTGTTCAGCAAGATGGGTTCGTAAATGGATATGAAGTTCTTATCAGTAGCCAAGTGCCAGCTGGCAATGTGGTGTTTGGTGACTTCACTCAATTTATTGCAGCTTTCTGGGGTGGTTTAGAGATCTTAGCAGATCCTTATACTAACTCTAGTTCAGGTACATTAAAGATTGTGGCAATGAGCAGCATAGACTTTGGCTGTAGACATCCACAAAGCTTTGTACTCGGTCAGTAATTTGTTAACAACGAAATCGTTTGGGATAGGGGAGGAGCAATCCTCCCCTAGTATAAAAATGAAACTTAAAATATTAAAAGCCTGTGTGGTTAATAACGGAGTGGCTAAAGTTGGATCAACAGTTGAGGTTGATGTAAATGATGGCAATATATTATTAAAATTAGGTCTTGCAGAAGAAACAAAAAAAGAACCAAAAAAAGACCGCTCAATAAAAACTAAGGAGCTAGAAACTCGTGGAGATTAAATTAATTAAATCTTGTGAAGTTATTGGTGTGCCTTATAAGAAAGGCGACATAGTTGAGTGCGCTCCAAAAATAGCCGCTAAGTATATAAAAATTAAATATGCTGAGGCGGTAATATTGGAAACTCAACCTGCTGCTGCTGTGGAGGCTTTACCCTTAACTGGAAGCCTCAAGGCAGAAAATAATAATGGCAATTAATACAGCACCAGACGCTTTCTTCAATTTGAACGATTTTGCTATTCCTATAACTTGGACCGTTGCAAGCTCACAAGATGTTCATATTTTAGATGTAATTTTTGATGATCCATATTTTGCCGCTTTCGATGATGGACTTGCTGCTGTATCTAGTAGCACACCAACGATAACCATGCAGAGCGCTAAGATGCCTGTCGGTAATGCAGTTAATGACTCAATTAAGTTAAAGCATCCCATCGAAAACATTGAAAAAACATATAAAGTCAAGGAGATCCAGCGAGATGGAACTGGAGTCTCCTTACTTTACTTGCAATTGCAGTAAACACAATGACACATGTTAGACAACAAATTAGAGATAGAATTATTACAATCTGCGGTGGCTTAGTTACGACCACCACACATGTATACAATACCCGGCTTTATGCTTTAGTGCCTGAGAACAATCTTCCGGCTTTGTTGGTATATACTCAGAACGAAGTAGCCGAAAGGGAGATGATAGCTCCCTCGACTTACCAGCGTAATTTAAGCGTGATGATTGAAGGAATTGCTGAGGGTAATTCTAAAGTGGAAGACACCCTCGATACTATTTCTGCAGAGGTCGAGGCTGTAATCGGATCAGACCCAGGCTTAAATAATTTATGTGTGAATATTTCATTAGCGAGCACAGAGATAGACTTTACCTCGGAATCGGAACACCCGATCGGAGTTATAAAACTGTCGTTTGAATGCCTTTATTATACGGCAGCAAATGATTCAACAATATCAATTACTTAACAGGATAATATAATGACAATATCAACAGGATACGAAGCTGTCTTCAAAGTAGGGACAGACATAGTTGGGCAAGTTAGCTCTTTTACTATTAATAAAACTTTAGAGACAGTTGACGTCTCTACTATAGGAGTTGTTTCAAAACAATTTGTTTCGACATTAGAAGGATGGTCTGGATCGGCAAACATGTTTTTTGATCCCACTGATACTGCATCAATAGCAATATTAGCTGCTTGTGTAGGCGGCGGTCCACAAATAACTTGCAATTTTTATATAAACGGAACTGTGGCAGCGGACAAATATTACTACGGTGATGCTTATGTGACAGCTTTTGACCAAGACACTACTGCAGCCGGAGTCGCTGAGGCTTCTATAAGTTTCACAGGAACAGGGCCTCTTACCCAAGGGACTCAAGTTTAATCATTAACAACAAAAAAAGGAGACTAAATGTCAATAATAGGTAACCGACTCATTGAGTTGCAGCAGAAAAAAGAGAGACACTCTTTTTCTGTACCAGGATTGGGAGAAGACGGTAATGACCTAACCGTTTATTATCATAAGCTTACAGTCAGAGAAGATGAAAGACTTAGGCGTAAACATCCCGAATTTTATAAACAATTAACATCAGGACAATTGCCAAGCTTCGCTGCCTTAATCGATTTGCTAATTATTAAGTGCCAAGCTGAGGATGGATCTGTATTATTTAAAGATGAAGACCGTTCTGTATTGTTAGGGATGAATGTTAATTTTGTAACTGAGTTATCAGGAAAACTATTAGAAAACATTTTCGATATTCCGGATAGTGAGCAAGCGGAAAAAAACTAGAGAGCGATGACTATTTGCATATTCTGTATGGAATAGCTCATCGCAAAAATACAACCTTAGATACAATCTTGGACATGGACTTGGAAGAGCTTATGCATTGGATTGCTTTCTATAGCATTGAAGCAAAAGGGATAAAAAATGGCCGGCGGTGAAAAACTAAATCTATTATTAACAGCGAAAGACAGGACGAGGGGAGCATTTAAGACCTTCACCAGGGGATTAAACGCAGCTCGCAAAGCCGTCTTTAGTTTAAAAACAGGCATAGGCGGACTGGTCGGAGTTGCGGCCCTTGGCTTATTAGTAAAAAGAACATTAGAGACTGTGGACGCTAATAAAAAGCTCGCTGACAGAATGGGTTTAAGCACCAAACAGTTAGGCGGTTATGAATTGGCCGCAACATTAGCTGGTGAAAGTATACAAACTGTCCAAAAAGCACTCGAGAAAATGGAAAAAAACCTCGGTGAAACTGCGTTGGGTTTAAGTACCGCCAAGCTCGGAGTGGACGCTTTAGGAATTAATCTTGAGAAAATTAACAAATTATCTCCCGATGAAAGATTTAAAAAAATAGCCGATGGAATAGCGGCTTTAACCACCCAGCAAGAAAAGAACGTAGTAGCTACTCAGCTTTTTGGTAAAGCTGGTGCAAAAATGATACAAGTTTTCGAAATGGGGTCTAAAAAGTTATCGGAGATGCAAGAGTCAGCCGCAGCTCTTGGGATATCATTAAATGAGTTTGCTTCCGCACAAATTGAGGTATTCAATGACAGACTAGCAGTACTAATACTCCACGCTAAAGGGATTTTTAGGACCTTTGTAGTCTCTCTTATTCCTGCAATGACTGAAGTCGTTAAATTAACTTTTAATTGGATAAAAACCTGGTCACTAGATGGTGGACCTGAGAAAGCGGCAAAAGCTGTAGCAGACTTTGTAATTAGTATCGCTCGTGTAATTTTAACCATGACTGCAAATATGCTGAAATTTGGAAAAGTTACAGCGGAAGTATTCAACAGATTGCCTAAGTTTTTGACGGGCAATAATAAAGTCGGGGAAAAATTTTTTGATGGGATAAAGAATGGATTAGATATAATTGAGAAAGGAAAAAAAGGATTAGACGCTCTTAATGAAAAAGTGATTACCATTCTGGACACTACGACACAAGAGGCATCTGATATTAATAAGAATTTAGGTATTGATAAGGTGGCTGCAAGTTCTATTTTAACAAGTAATGCCATCACTAAAATGTATCACGCATTAAAGACTTTGGATGAGCAGTTTGCAGACACAGCAGCTTTATCGGTGAAAAACTTGGGAGCAGCATTTGAATCCATTATTTTGGGTACTAAAAGTGTCGGCAATGCATTTAAGGACCTTGGCAAACAAATTTTTGCTGCTTTAGTCAATGCGTTTGTTTTGCAGTCTATAGTTGGCCCTATTGTTGGAGCTATATCACCTATGTTTGGTGGTCCAGGTGGTGCTTCTGCAGGTGGTGTTGCTAGAGGCGGTGGTATACCAAGAGCCGGAGGAGGTCCTGTAATGGCGGGCGGCACTTACTTAGTAGGTGAGAATGGCCCTGAGATGCTTACAATGGGTGCTAACGGCAGCATAACTCCTAATAATGCAATGGGTGGCGGACAGACAATAAATATCTCTGTCGGTATAGCTCAAACTGTAAGAGCAGAAATTTTGGCTTTACTCCCAGCTATTGCACAAGCCTCAAATGGTACTTTAATCGATAAACAGCAACGAGCCGGATCATGAGTATTACTTATCCCTTGGCTTTACCTAATACTACCAGCTTTAGTTTAGTAAGAATGTCAGGAATTTCAACAGTAGGAAGTTCCACAAGCCCATTTACAGGAAAGTCTCAATATCAATCATGGCCCAATGAATACTGGGAGGCTGATATTAGCACAAAAGCTTTAACAAGAGCCGAATGTGACCAATGGAGTGCTTTTTTCTTATCCTTAAGAGGTACTTTAGGAACATTCTTAATGATGCCTGATCCCCTACACTTAACTAATAGAGGTACAAGTTCTTCTAATCCTGGTACTCCGATAGTAAACGGTAGCTTATCTGCAAATATATCAAGCCTTTCAATAACTAATGCCAGCACTAATCAAACTAATTATTTTTATGCAGGTGATTTTTTAACTATTGGAACAGGTGCTACTAAGCAATTATTTAAAGTTTTAGAGAATACAAATACTGACAGCTCAGGAAATTGCGTAGTGGATGTATTTCCCCGCTTAAGGAGTGCTTTAAGCGGCAGCGAGGCTGTTACTGTTCAAAATTGTACCGGAGTATTCCGAATGGCAAGCAATGAGCCAGCTTGGAGCGTAGGGACTAACTCTATGTATTCCACAGGATTCTCCGTCCGGGAAAACGTCGTTTAAAAGGAATAAATATGTCTAGAAATATAAGCTTTCAATCAAATATACAAGGAGATGTTGTAGAGCCTTTCTTTGCTGTTGATTTAGATTTTTCACCATCTATATCAAGAACATTTTATATAACTGTACTAAGTACAGGTGAGGGTAATCGTTATGCTATTGATGATGTACAGGGTTATTATTTAGCGGTAGCGAAAGGTAACACAATAATATTAGATCAATCAGATCCCTCTAATGCTAATCATCCAATCGCACTCGCCACTTCTTTAGATGGAACGACTTACTCAACAGGGGTAACTATAACTGGTTCACCCGGAACAGATGGTAAATTAACATGGCAGGTAGCGGCTTCAACACCTGATACTTTATATTATAAGTGTTCTAATCATTCTGGTATGGGTGGAAATGAAGGCATAAGCATAGCAATGTCAGCCCTTAGATTGTGGACAGGCTATGGAGAGACCACCATTGATGGGAATATCTTTACTGGGAGTGGAGATTTAGGAACAATAGGTGCAGTAGAGCAAACAGAAAAATTAGAGGCTCGTGGTGTAAAATTAACCATCTCTGGTATTCCTACAAATATTATCACTGAAGCTATGTCGCAACAATACTTTGGAAGGCAAGCCATTATTTATTTTGGAGTGTTAACCAATGGTCAGGTATCTCTAGTACCTTACAAGCTTTTTAATGGATTTATGAATGTTATGTCAATCACACAAAGCGGCCAGTCTTCCACAGTTAGCCTCGATTGTGAAAATTATTTAGTCAATTTAAAACGATCAAATATTTTACGCTACACTGATGAAGACCAAAAAGCTCTGCACTCCTCAGATGAATCTT